TCTTGCTGCTTGCAAAGGCGCTTAAAATTTTCTGCTAGCAGCTTCCAATCGGCAACGGAAATGTCTTTGTCACAAGGCCAGTAGGCATGGATGCCGCCGCCGGAAGATACAATCCACGGCGCACCAAACGTATCCAAGCCGCTGCTTTGAAGGAACGTGTTTAGGGCATCCAACGCTTCTTGCTGCGTCTTGTACTTCTTCGGGTCGTTGGCGTCGCAGTCAAGATCTACAAACAGCGAACGCATATACTTGGCGTTGACGGCGGCGCGGGTGCCTTCTTCCGTAAACGCTGCTAACGCAAAATACGTATTGAACTTGCTTGCGTTAAAGCGCTCCAGCGCAGCTTCCAATTCTTTGAGGCTGTTTGCGTATACATGTTCCTTCTTTGAGGAACTCAGCTCCGCAATGCAATACACCCCCTCTGAAGGAAGTACCGCCGCCAGAAACTCCAGCGGTTGCATTTATTTTCTCCTAGACTGCCACTACGTAGAGGAATAGATATCGTCAACAAAGGCACGAAATCTTTGTATTAGTTCTTTCTGAAGCGAAAGGGGCAACGTCTTGTGTTTGAGCATGTAGTATTCCACGTAGCCCAACAACTCCCCGTCGGTCAGGTGTGAAGCTGGAATATCTGGCACGCCTTGGTCCATGCTTCTTCTGCCGTGTTAGCCTGCGCCATAATTTTAAAAAGCGCACGTGCTTTTTCTTCGTACGCTGGGGAAACGTCTGCCGCTCCAGTAAACCAGTTGTACACTGTTTGCCGGGTGGCTCCTGTCGCTTTGGCAATGCGTATTACAGACAGATTAAGAACAATAGCCTTCCGCCCCAACTCGCTTCCAAGCGAGCGGGGGGCGTTGGCAATAGCAGTTTTTAAGCGCGAGCGATACACGGCTGCATAGGGGGAGTTGCCTCCCCCTGCCTCCATTAATCGTCAGATTCCCACGCTTTGACCAAGTCTTTAACGTCCGGCTTTATGGTCGCTGCAGCCGGAGCTGGCTTGGCGTCGGCACGCAGCGTCGGCTCCGCTTCCGCACCCCCCTTACGCTTAGGCTCCGCTTTGGCGGGGGCGCTGGGACGAACGCCGGGTAACGCAGGGACGTTGTCCACTTGCGACACAGTCATTGTGATGGCGTGCTTTGCATCCACCGACTGCGCTTTTTCCTTGGCAGTTGCGTGTTCCGTAGTAGACAGCCAGCGCTCTGCTTTGAAGTACAGCTTTGGGTGCGATGACTTCGTATCGAAGCGCATGCGCGTCACGACCTCATCCACGTCGATGTTGTTCGCGGCGAGGTACCGCGAATAGGATTGAAGCGGACGGTTGTCGCCTTCTTTATCGCCAAAAAGCGACTGCGAAGGAACCGTGAACTGCAGCACGTCACCGCCGGGATCGTTGGCTAGCAGAAGCGCCAGACGCTGTGAGTAGCGGCACGCCTTGGAGTCACCGTCACCGGACCCCTTCACATTCTGGGGGCAGCTGGCGCACGTAGGTGATTGCGGATTTTTAACAGCCGCATCCGGCTTTTCGCTGTCGGGCGACCAGCACTGCGGAGCTGACACCGCCTCTTCACTAAACTTCTCACCGTAGAAGGTGCGCGAGATTTTAGGCGCAGCGTTGATAATGATGACGTCAAGAAAGCGCTCGTCAATGGACGAAATTTCTTTGCCGCCCACCAGCAAGCGGAATACACCGCCCTTGAGCGATATGCGTTTGCCGCCGAATCCGCTGCCGCCGCCCATCAGCGCCTTGGTAATTTCAGATACGCCTGCGCGATTTTTAACGAACGAGGGGATGTTGGTTAGATCAAGTGATACCACTTCATTTGCCATGTGCTTGCTCCTAGTTGGGTTTACGAACGCTTACAACGTACTCTGAATTGCTGTTCAGTCCGGGCGGAACGACACCCGGATTGTCATCTAAAAATCTTGCCATGTTGGTCTGCGCAATACGGCGCTCCAGCAAATCTAGCATTTGAGTTGTCAGCACGAATTGTTTAAATGCGTCCCAGTCGTTTGTGTCGTAGCGCGTCTTCATTGACAAAACAGCTGTGCCTTCGTCTGTGCGAACAGACTTCGTGCCCATCAACAACATCTGATCTTTCATTTCGTTGGCAATCTGGTTACGCTGCTCGATCAACACTTTTAATTCGTCCTCATACTTCCGCGTCAATTCCTGCGTTGCTTCGCGGATTTTGCGGTAAACCTTAACGAGTCGATTCATTGGTACGGTAGGGTCTAGCATATGTTCTCCTGTTATAGTTATGTCAAATATTATACAGCATTTTTACGACCTACAACTTCTTCTTCATACAGCGCAATCAATGCGGCGTGTTCCTCCACGCGGTCAGACAGGCGCTTGAACATCTTGCGTTCAATGGCGCTTCCATGCAGATGCACCACCGTAACCTTGTCAGACGTCTGCCCTAGACGGTCCAGCCTTGCTACGCATTGCAGATACGTTTCCACAGATGTAACGGGACCCCAAAACACCACAATGTCAGCGGCGGTCAGGGTAACGCCATGAGACGCAGCCTGTGGTTGAATAACCAGCACACGCGGATCTTTTTCCTCTTGAAACCGTTTGAAAGTCAGCGCCCGCTTTGTTGCGCTGATGTCTCCGTGAATTTCTTCAGCAGGGATGCCTGCCTTTGTTAGGTACGTCATAATCGTATCGATGCTATGTCTATACGAAGCAAACACCAGAACTTTGCGCCGCGTTTCGTTAAGCACTTCCTGCAACACGTTTAGCCGAGGCGTACAGTCAAACTCCACCACTTCCTTGTTATCGGTGTACGCGGCCCCGGCGCTGATTTGTAGCAACTTGTTTACACCAACAGCGGCGTTGACCGCAGTGATCGTTTCTCCTGCTGTTTGTACCATCAGCTGCGCTTTCAGCAGGTTGTAGTACTTGGATTGCTGGGTAGTCAGCGGAGCTTCCCGATCCACTTCAAGCACAGGCGGCAAGTCCAAGCACTGCTCCTTGGTAAACCGAATTGCTGGTTGCAGCGCAGCAAACACCTTATCGTTGGCGTCAGGCTTGGGTATCCACTTGAACATCGTCGCCTTATAAAGCACCTTATCCCGCCAGCCCGTAAAGAACGACGGTACGCCACCCGGATTAACCAGTCTGGCAAGCCCATATGCGTCAGCCGGAGATTGGGAAGCAGGTGTGCCTGTCATCGCCCATATGTGCGTTTTGGGAGTAAGCAGTTTATTCAGCGTCTTCCAGCGCCGGGTAGTTACGTTTTTGTAGGCGTTGGCTTCGTCAACTATGATGAGATCGAACTGTCCGTTTTTAATCACCGTATCGGCAACGAGCGGCAGTCCGTCATAATTGAGGATGACGAATTCGTAATCTTGCTGGATCATTTTTACACGGCGGCTCGCGTCGCTGTGGTGTGCTATCACGGCACTACGATGAATGATGCTGCGCCCTATGTCTGCCAACCACGACGATGTCATAATGGATAACGGGCACAGAATGAGGCAGCGCCGCACATCGCCCCGCCGCATCAAATAGTCTGCCGCCCATAAGGCGGAAAGGGTCTTGCCTGTACCCGGTTCGCTAAACACAAACGCACGACGATGCAGCGTAAGGAAGGCTGACGTTTCACGCTGGTGTGCGAATGGCTTGTACCGCCCCGGCCATTCGTAGTGCGCTTCAATGGGGGAAGGAACATTACGCACGCCCAAATTTTTTAAGACACGCGCTTCATCCAGCCCCCAGTGCACCAATACCTCGTGCAATCCTTCACCGATATTTCCCAGCACCCTGCTCTTTGGAATAATGGCGTACTTGCGCGGGTTGCGAGTCCGCAGTAACAGCGCTTTGTTGTCAATTATTTGCATGGTCTTTTAGTTTGTAGCTATTTATAAAACTGCCATCGGGCGTGCTCCAGAGCGTGTGTGTCTGCAGTTGTCCGCATCGCCATAGCTTCCAGAACACAAGACCGTAAAAATCCGTATTGTCGTCCGTAGAAACGTCTGCGTTCTCATTCATAAGTGTTGGAGTAAACTGCCGCTCTGACGTCCAATCCCAACCAAACCGCGCAATCCAAAGATTGCGGAGCGCATTGACGTCAAGATGCCCCAGCTCAGACCGCACCCGTTCATCAAGCGGCATCTCTCTTTGACGTGCTTTTATCAGGAATGTGGATTCATTTCGCATGACGTGACTTCGCACCAACCACACAAACCGGACCGTTGCGGATTCCACACTCCTGTTTCATGCGCAGCGGCGATACGCGCAACCCGTTCACGGTAGCGCCCCCACGCCTCATCTGCTTCCCAACGAACGTACCTTTCTTTCACCATGCTGTTCTTCAGCACAAAAATCAACGCAGCGTTTACTTGCAGTACCCAGTTGAAATGGGCAAAGACAAGAAGAGCCATCAGCTCAAGCTGGCTACGGTCAGGATATTTGTTGTTACCCGTCTTGTAGTCCACCACCCACGCTGTCTTGTTCTCTTCGTCCAAGATCAGCAGATCGGCAATTCCACGCACCCAAACCTTGTCGGACAGCCAGTCGCACGGTTCGATATCGTCCGTTGCTGCCATCTTATGCTCGACATACACACCGCCCTTCTTGGCGAGCAGCGCATCTATGATGCCCCTAAGATCAGTGCCAACGAACTCTTCGGGCATCTCGCCTGTCTTGACATAGATCTCTGCAGCAGCGTGTAACCGACTGCCATACAGAACCTGCTCTGTTTCCTTCATCTTGAAGTTCTTGAGCACGCGCACTTCGTGGTACTTACGAGGACAGTTCTCGTAATCCTTTAGCGCACTGTGCGACCAGACAACCTTCATGCGCGCAGCCCCATGAACACGTTTGTCAAGCGGTTACTGAACGCCGTGACAAACTTCTCGCTGGTCCACTTTGGCGAGCGCATGTCATGCAAGATTGCATGCGTCACTTCATGCCAGAACGCACCAGCCACTTCGCTGTTAGCAAGCTTCTTGGTGCTGATACGAATCAGGCGTGTGCGCACGTCGATGTCAGCTAGTGCCGAAAGTGGCACCTTGGCGTCACGGCGCACAACGTACGTACGGTTACGAATTTTTATCTTACGTGGTAGTTTCAGTTGCATGT